AGTCTATTAATAAGTCTTCTTCCTTATCATGTAACTCTCGAATATCTTCAATGATATCTTGAATTGTTCTTTTTTTTCTTTTCTTTTTTGCCACAGGTTTCTCCTATAGTTTTAGTTTCTTAATTGATAGTACATTTTTAGTCGGTATAGTGGTGTACGACCCACCTTGTTTGATTTCCTTATTCTCTTCGAAACTATAATCTGCCATGACTACAGTTATTTTATCATCATTTTTAATAAGCCAGCCGACACTACAACATACTGCTGTTTTAGCTTTTTTAATATCAACAATATCTAGCCAACTCGCATCACTAACCGTATCTTCCCAGTAACAAGCTACTAATTGGTAAGGAAAATTTTTTTTATTAAGTTTTGGTAACTTTAACTTTATCCCCATTAATAGCCAAATATTCTATCTACAGGGGTAAATTGTGGTTTAGGCTGTTTATACATACGACTTGCATAACTAGTATGCATTGGTCGACTCATACAACCATAACGTAATGCGTCATAAGCATGATCTTCTGCATTCGTATTTATGTCTTCAGGATTATGATCATCCAAAGGTAAAAGGGGTAATGTTCGTATTAAATTTCTACACGTTGAAAAGACTCTAAGACCTGGTTCTTTTTTAACTGTCTCGGTTAACTTTAATCGTTTATGTATTTCTAGTTTCCCACTAATTCTACTTCTTGGTGTACGATCAGAAGGTCTCCATTTACAACCTGCCTGAATCATTGTTTCTGCAATACTTGGTCCTATATCTCCACGTTTTGCCCAGGTACTTGCATCTAAAACTCCATAACGAATATACTCATCTTTTTCTAACATTAAGACTTTTCGTGCAAATACATCTGCCGTAATCTTTTTGGTATATAGTTCTCGATATATCCATAGATTATTATCATAATCAATAGCAAACCAAAGAACACAAGCAGGAGAAGCGTAGCCCCAGTCTGCAGCACGAAATTTCTGCCAGCCTTTAGGCACATCAAAGGGATCAACCACATGTACGCTTTTACTAAACTCAGGAAATGATGAATCTTCAAATGCATCCCAGTCTCCTTCTAAAAATTGTTTACGTTGTACTTCAGGTAGAGAGGATAACATTGCATAATAATCTTCCGTTTGCATCAGATAGGGATTATCTTGCAATTTTGCAGGGATAAATCTACGAGTAATGTATTTTATTCCTGTAGGCGTTTTAATTTCTATATTAAAAGCTGTATTCGGTGTAATCGGATCAACGAACATCTCTCGTACCCATTGTGAACCTATATTACCTGGATTGCCTGTCGATCGCATATACACAGGAATACTAGGATCAACTGAACGTAAAGATGATCTTAAAAAATTATATATATCTGGCGAAGGATATTGTGGTAGTTCGTCTATTCCTATCCATGTGTAAGATTGTCCTTGGTAACGTAAAGCGTCTGTCATGTTCTCTGCGTACCCGAACTCGATCTTTGCTCCTGATGGGAATCTCCACTCTTTTTCTTGCTCTCTCCATTTTGCTCCTGGGAACGCCCTGTTGTATAACCGCTGAGAGTGCGTAATTAAATCTCTCAACTCGGGCATTGTTCTCCGTAGCAGTAGTGCTCGATGGTGTTGTCTATCACAATAACGTAGAGGGTCTACTAACATTGCGTAGGATTTACCCCCACCTCTTGCCCCACCGTAAAACACTTCTCGCTCTGAAGCAGCTAGGAAATCTGTTTGTGGACCTATATTAGGTTTAAAAACAACATCCTGTGTACCAATGTGCTTCTGAACGTTAGGTGACACACTGTCAATTACGTCTTGGGTTAATAGTTGCTGATCTTTTCCGTCTAACGCTTTGTTAATAGTTAACAACTTATTTTTAGTATTTTCTGCGTGACGTTTGGCTGAACGGAGTGATTGTTCTGCCTGAGCAACTTTCTTGCGTGTTCTTGCTAAAACGAGTTTAGCCGACTGCTTGGCTTTGTGTTTGACTTTCTTCTTTGGCTTTGGAGGTGGTATCTCGTTTAACTCTTTTTCTAAGTCCGACATAGGAGATATACCTGCCTGTTTTTTTTGTTAGCCATATTGCCACTTCTCGTAATGAACACGTTTTTAAATATTCTTTCGCTTTCTCTAAAGCTTGTAATTCTGATTCTATCGGTTCGATGTAATCTGTATCTTCCGATAATTTATAGCCAAAGGGAATAGTTCTGGCTTTTCTTTTGATCATTTAGAAAATATTGTTTTCAAATAATTTTCTTTTCTTTTAAATTGATCCTTTTTACCTTTTTTCCAACTTTTCCAACGGGATTTGGTATAACTAACTTCTGCTTTTTGTCCTGAAATATTTCGTTGTTCTTTAATATAAGTTTTGTCTTTAGTTTTAGTTTTTACTTTTCCTTTACTAGCACCACCCTTAACGCCCATACCAGGAAATATCTCTTTAAGTCCTGTCTGAGCACCTGTTATTGATGCCATCTTCCATGATGGTTTTTTATATTTATCTTTATTTGCCATAGTTAATATTTATTTATAATACTTAGCATCTGGGTGAGTAGATTTTTTCTTTTTATAATACTTAGCATCTGGGTGAGTAGATTCTTTCTTTTTGTAATATTTTGAATCAGGATTATTATTTCCAAATTTTGGATGTTCGTTTGCATAGACTTTTTTCTTACTCTTTAAAAATTCTTTTTTAGCCCTTTCAAGTATTTCTTTTCTATGCTCTTCCATAGCTATTTTTTTTGCTAATGGTGATTCTTCAGCTCCTGCCTTTATAGCGTCCCTAGTTTTTTTATCCATAATTAATCTTCTACAGGAGTCACAATGGACTCCTCTGGTGTTTCTTTTGCTGGTAGTATAAATATACCATGCATTGCTTTCATATTAATATCGAGTTGATCTTTCTTAACAATACCAATTCTATCTAGGATTTGTTTTGCTGCTTCTATACGAATACTAGCATGAGGAGTCGTGCCGTCTTCGTCTAGCATATCTACCATTTTAGTTGCAGCCTTAGCTGAATGAACAGCCAAATAATTCTCTGCTCTTGAAACAATCTCTTGCTTCAAGTTTCTAAGAACCTTTGGATAAGAATGCTCTGAATAACCTGCCAGCTCTCCAGCCTTTTTGGGGTTGCCTCTTGCTTCCCCGAACAATACGTCTAGAAACTTTTCCTGTGAATCGGTCAAGCTTTTTTTTTGAGTCTGGAGTATAGTAGAATCCATGTCTTGCATTTACAATTTCCATTAATTCCGTAAACGGAATATCTTTTAGTCTTGGGTTCAAATTATGATTTTGCTTTTAGTCCAGCTAAGTTTTTCTTAGAATAAGATTTACCTGCTGCTTTTCTTTTTTCCATCCAAGCTATTCTTTTAGCCTTGATTCTTTTCTCTTTAGCTGCTTCATATCCTTTTTGTGTTGAATGACCACCCCTTAACTTAGTTGCCAGTCTTGAAAAGATATTACCTTTTTTAGAAGTTGATGTTTTTGCTTTGCCAGCTCTTTCAAATCTTTCTTTCTCTTTAGCTCCTATTGCTCCTTCAAGTTCTGATTTAGTTTTCGTATGGTATTGTTTACCTTTCCATCTAAAACTATCTTTACCAGATTTTCTAGCCTGTTTAAAAGTTTCTCCAAAAGGTAAAGCATAAGCTTTATCCGAAGTCATAGCTTTTCTAGCTCTAGCAAAAGCACCAGCTCCAGCCTTAGCGTACTTCTTCTTTTTTTTACTCCGATCTTTTCTGCCCTTTCCCATGGGGGCTTCTTCTACAGAACTATAATAATCCTTCTTTTTATATTTATGTGCCATTTATTTCTCCTCAATTTAATTACGGGAACCCTAGGGAATTCCCAAATATGTAGGTGCAGTTTAGTGATGACCGCTTTGTGCATATCGTATGCGGTGTGTTCGTGTGTGTCCTTTTAAAGTGCACCTGATTCTATTATACACACGATATAGGGTTTTGTCAAGCAATATCTGTGGGTGCGACAATATGTCCATATATAGTTCTTGACAAAACCACAAATGGGGTGTATAATATACCTATTAGGTATACGGGGGGTTTTATACCTATAACATAGTTAAATATACAAGTTACCCCCCAGGGATATTGTCGGGAGATATTAAGAATAAGTGCCCTAAAATATAGCCCAGTATATGGTTAACAGGGAAACCTGGGATTTTCTGGTGTAGCTATATGTATATAAAAGGGAGGGGGTGGGGTGTCCTGCCTGTGTACCCTTTGGTGTTCCTTAGTAATTTTTTAAAAATACCTTAAAAATTTTTTAAGTATTCCCCAGTGGTCAACGGGGTATTACTGGGGGCGTAATGGGAAATTTTGCCTATAT